GTAGTTATTAGTTTTGAATTTCAAAATTTATTTTGGTGATTACTACCTTGTTTATTATTAAAATTCTTCGTCTTTGTATGGTAACCGTGGCGTTTGGAAGCCTGTGGGTGGTGGCGGTAAAGTAGGAGGTGGTTCAAAAGCATTAGGTAACGATGGTTCGTATTGTCGCGTGTTCATATTGTAAGTGAATTCAACTGTTCCCATTTTACCGAGCCAAAAATATTTTACCTTTTCAATTATTATTTCTGTTGTCATTTTAACAAAATCGCGATAAACCACGATACCATTAAAAGTCTTATTTTTGAAATGCGCAGAACCCGAAATATTGTAAAGACCGGGTATTTCATATTTGCCATTCACCCGTGGCATTTTTGTCGGGTGCGCAATCAGGAAAATATGTACCCCGTATTTTGTGCAGAAGTTACTAATTTTCGTGAGCGTCTTACTTATGTAGATTGTTTCCGTTTCGCCAGTATGCTGAAACTCAATATAATTCCACGGGTCAATAAGAAACACCTTAATCCCTTTACGTTTTACCAATTCTGCCGCCTTGTTTAAAATGCCATCAATTGTAACGTCTATTTCATTGGTTTTTATGAAAAAAAAGTTATTATGTATGTAATCCAATGACCATGAAAATTCATCAGGATTCATGCGTTCGTGTGGTTGTTGGTCTTTTATTGGATTGAATGACTTGCCTACAATTTTTTCCTGCAATTGAGTTATGTGTATTGCTACATCATTTTCGAATGAACATATCCCCGATTTCCATCCATGTAACTCGCATAGTTTAGCCAAAATAAGATTTACAAATTCTGATTTACCATGTGAGGGAATACCCGTTACTGTTGTCCATTGACCAAGCCTGAATGTTAGGTGTTCGTCAAACGAATTTATCCCTATTCCTACACCTTTTGGATAACCGACATTGTAAAAATCATAAACTTTACTGCCTAAATCGGATAACGAATATACCCCTTCGTGCGGAAATTCGATTGAATGTTTTATAGCTTCCTGAACTGTTTTTTTATTGTATTTGGTAAGTATTTCATTCGCATCCTTGCAATCGGGTAAGTGTGATACTTGCAAACATTTTTCAAACCCAATTCGCCTTGCAAGTTCATTTTTTAATTCAGTTCCTGGTGGATCATTATCTGTGAAAATATATACCTTATCCATAAAATCAAAAATATTCATGTAGTCATCAAGGTATTCTAAGTTCCTTCCCGATGCCCCATTAGGTACTGATACAACCGATTTAAATCCACATTCGTACAACGTCAATGTGTCTATTTCCCCCTCCACGATGCAACACGACTTCTGACCTTTCAGGCTGTCGATGTTGTAGAGTAGCAGTTCGGCATCCTTCGCCATCATGAAGTCTTTTTCGGCTACCGCCCTGAACTTGATATTGATAAGTTTCCCGTCCCTAAAGTAGTTGAAGCAAATCGCATCGGTGTTATCCTTCCCCTTGGGCATCCATGTGGTGCATCCCGTCACCTTCATGTCGTTCAGAGTTTTCTCGCTTATACCCCTGTTGGCGAACACAGCTATCGCCTGGGGACTTAGATTATCGGTGCGTGGTGTAGGCTTAGTGTAAACCTTTTTTTCTCGCGGTGTATCCTCTGTAAATTCAATTCCGTAATGGTTCGCCAAATATCTGATAGATTCCATGTAGCCCCAATGCTTGTATTTCATCAGGAACTCAATCACATCGCCACCGGCATTACAACCAAAACATTTAAAATAATTGTCCCTATTATTAAGTTTGAATGATGGCGTATTTTCATCATGGAAGGGGCATTTAGAAACTAAATCCTTTCCCGCACGCTTCATTTGGACATGAAGCGGAATAATATCGAAAACGTGCGCTTTCTGTTTTACTTCCTGTATGATTTCGGGGTTAATCATGGGTTATAGTTGCGGTTGATTAAGTGGGCTAAGTTCTGTATTTTGTTCTGGCAATCTATTTTCGTCAGTCATCCAAACTGTGTGCATTTTTTGCTTCCATGAAATAACCTTATTCCCTTTTGAATCACACCAATTAGCACAATTGTAATGAGTAAAGGCTCTACGTGCTAACGGTTCGGTAAATCCATTTTCTTTAAAATAGGCAATAACATCAAAAATTGTTGGTGGCGTAAATACTTTACTTTCCTTTGCTTTACTTTCCTTTACTTTACTTTCCTTTACTTTACTTTCATTTACTTTGTCTGCATTACGTAATGGTAACGTAATGCTTTCGTAATGCGTTACATTTTCTGTAAGTAATTGATTTTCACGCCATTGTGCAACCCTCTTTGCATTTTTTTCATTTTTAGATTTATATTTTCCTGCGTAGTTTAGTAATTGTTTGTTGAAAGTTTCACCATTGTTTGATGAAAGTAGCTCGATACTTTCCATAAACTTCCAGCATTTCTCCAACTTTTTACCAACATTTAATTGGGTTTTCAGTACAGAAGTTTTTAGGGGTTTTTCTTGATTTGCAAGCTTTTCTAATGTCGTAAAAAACAGACCAATCCCCTCATAGCCAAATTGCATATACAATTCGGTTATTTTTTCGTCTTGAAACGCATTACAGTCGTGCAGGAAATATTTCATCACAGCTATTTTGAAAGAAAAGAAATTGGGGGGCAGAGAATAGCGACAAACTCAAAAACACGTATGTTATACGCCCCCCAATGTACATTAAATGTTGTTAAGGAAATAACATACTTTTTAATTTTGTCGCTTTGTAAAAGTAGTTATTATTTTCCGATTATCCAAATTTATTTAAACAAATACTGCTGACTGAATTTAGCCATCCATAGTTCGCGTTTGCACAGTTCGACCAATTCGTTTTTACGCTTAGTAACTGCCGCTGCCCGTTTCGGAGTAGAACATTCCATCGCTAATCTTTCGGCTCGAATCAGCCTATGCGTGGCGTACATTATGCGTTCTAATGGGGTGGTCATATCAGTTTGGTAAATAAGTATATAGCTACCATCAGTTATTTAAAAAGTTCACGAGTGCCTGAAATGATGTTTATGACATCTTTAATCCGCATGTTACGTCTGTGTTTGTTAAAGAACGTTGGGTGAAGTCTGTAACGTCTATCCGCTTCGAGTGCCGCGAAATTAGCTTGGCACAGCTTCTTATACCGTTCATCTAAAGTGTTCAGATGTTCCACTACTTCAGGATGTGCATAACGCCATTCGCCGAACAGCAGGACTTCGTTAATTGGGGTATCTGCGTTCATGTTTGATTAGTTTCTTTTGATAAGCAATTGGGCGGCGGATTCAACCGTTTCCGTTAGTAATTGTTTGTCGGCATCAGGAACGCGGAATCTGATAATATTCAGGTTCTTAAACATACCGCCATCCTCAATAAATGGCACTCTATCGCCGATATACCGCAATTTGGGGATCTCGGTTATTATCGGCATGATTGTGAGTAGTTCGGAGCGATATGGCATAAACACAATCAGTTCAGCATAGTCGCAATTGTTGATAACGGAATTACTTACCAACTGCCAATAATATTGTTCCCCTTGTTTATGTTTATTGAACTTGCATGTTTCGTACTCGAATCCGAACCGTATCGCGTTCATGGCATCAATACCCGTCAGCCCGCAAACCAAAGGCATAACAAGCCCATGAAACGAAGCTCTGGTAAAGGGGCATTTAGTGTCAAATACAGCCCTTTCTCCGTTGTTGTTGAATCCATCCGCACTACCTGCCCAATAATCGAATTTAGGGTGTATTGCGGTGATCTGCGATGTATATTCGTATGAGGTAGGAAGTAGTTCATGAACGAAAGGCTCTAAGGCGTTACCCCATTCTGTTGGTACTGCATCTGTTTCGCCCGATATTGGCAAGCCAAATCGGCGTTCCATGTTGCAATCGTAAATGTAGGACAATGCAGGTGCGCCAAAGTCTTTACCATTTTTTGCAAGTGTCATAAGGTCGGCAATGCCTGACGATGTGAAGTTGCCTATGCGAATTTCTAAGTTATTTATTGGCATTAGTTTTATTTTGTGCCGTCCGAATATCAGTTATTCGGACGGCTTTTAAAATTAATTTTCGATTAATCTGTATTCAATTTCTCCTGCGGTTACTATTGCTGTCCTGGCGATGAAATCTGCGGTAAACAGGTCAATAGCTTTGAAGTTCTAAATTTGGATTTTCTGAATTTTGCTAATGGTTATTTGTTTTTAAAAAGTGTTTGCAATTTTTTGAAACTGTTAGATTCTTTTTTGCTGATAATCCGTTGTGCGTCTGTTAACTCTGTGGGCGATAGGCTGTCTGTTTTCAGGTTAAGCAATTCGGACAAATCCTTCCAATCCTCGTCCGTTGGCTTCTCCCCGTAAAACTCTTTCGCAAAACTTGACATATCGGCGTTATACTGTATAGCGTCTTTTTGAATTTCACCACCGAAAACGCGACCTATTTTATCGTAAGCGTTTTTTTCTGCGTATGTTGCAGCAGCGGGTGCGGCTTTCATGACTGAATCGTTTTTTATTTTGCTTAAATCCGATGCGCTTGACCCACTATCAGTTTGAACAGCTACCGCACCAATGCCATCCATAAATAGTTCTTGCCCGGTCAACGGGTGCGTATAATGCAATCTTACCGTTACGCATATCGAATGAAACATTACCGCTTCGCGCAATATTTCTACCTTTACTATTCCGAATATCCGCTTTGCTATAAGGCGTTGTTTGTCGATGGGGATATATTTAAGCAGTTCTGATTTGCCATTTACTTTGACCTTGACAAATTCGTTTTCCTTCACCCAAGATGGCGGCGGTTCAAGGTTGAGCGCGATGTTCAGTACATCATTTTGGGCTGCTTTTTCGATATCGGTGGTCAATTCTGCCAATGTCGGCGGTTGCCATTTAGCTATTTCGTTTGCCATGATTTGTTAGTTTGGTTATTCATTATCAAAATCAGCCCGTGCATCGTCACGTAAATACTTTTCAAATGCTCGTTCCTGCTGCATCTCATAACGTGCATCATCAATGCGCAATGCTTCGATTGGCATAATATCCACATCAGGAACCGGTTTAAAAATGTCGTTGAACATGGTTTTGATTGACCGGAATTCTTTGGCGGCGTGGCGGCATTCCCAAGCAAATCCGTCATATATGCCGAACATCAGCGAATCGGTGTCGTGGTGGTCGCGCTTGATTTCCATTTCTTCGGCAAGTGCCAGCGTTGTGGCTATACGTGCATCCAGTACGCTGTTAAATAGTGTGATTTTTTCGTTCATAATTTTTGGTTGTTTTATTGTTGTGGAAAATGATTTCTAATACTTTAAGTCCGATTGTGGTGGCTACCATTGCGATGGATAATACCGCCAGTATCTTGAATGAAATCATGGTTCAAGATTTTTTAATTTTTCATTCAAATGATCAAGTTTAAGCTGGTAACCGGGGCGCAGGTCTGCCGGAATGAGGTTGGCATCCATGCGGCGGCTAATCATGCGTATTTCGGTTTCTATGGCAGAACGGAGGCTGATGGATTGACCGCCCTCATTAATCGCTTTCTGCGTCTTTTGGCTGAACGAATACTTTCCCTTGTACATTTTGGAAATTGATTTTGGAATTTTGGAAATTGATTTTGGAATTCTTTTTAGCTTGTTTTGGCTATTTGCTTGCCAGGCGCGTATTTCTCGGCCTCGGATAGAATGGCCTCGGCTAACGGGATGCTACCGATGTTTCCCGCCAGGTAGCGGTTAACGGTGGCAAGAGATACCTCGTTTCGGTATGCCCATCCTGTGCGCTGTGCCTGTGACCAATGAGGCGCAATTGCTTTTAGCCTTTCGGCAATGGTCTGCTTTCGGTTGTTTATCATGGTTATTGAAGTTTGTTAAGAAAGTTTTACCCCTGTGGTGTGAAAGAATGATTTTTTGTTTTTGATTGTTAAATTGTTTAGCAAAAGTACTATACTTTTTGATAAAACAAACAATTTTAAAGATATTTGTTTACATAATTTGTAATCCTTAGTTTTTCAATGAGTTCCGCCTCGGATTTCGTCAATGATTTTGAAACGTTTTTAGCATTTTCTAACGGTTTTCGCCCTGCACCGGGACGCGCACCGCCTGAACCTTGCTTTCGTTTTTTTACTTTCTGTTTTTTCATGTTATTTTTTGTCTTGAGTGAAATTTTGAAAGATGATTTTCGTAGAAAATTAGATTGAAAAATGAAACATATTATTTGTTATAAATAGCAAGTGTATTTATTTTTTCGAGTTTCCTCCGGTAATAATCACGTAACCACCTCTCACAGCGGGCGTATTTACGGGCTTGTTTCAAAGCATATCTGTACCGGTTCCAATCCTTGTACATATTATTTTCTATTTTTCGGAGTGTTGTAATCTGCTCTCGTTTCCGTAGGTCTGCTTTTTGCAGTAATTCGAGCGCGTTACTCGCTTTCTCGTGATTTTCTTTAAGCGTGGTTGTTCTCATTGGTTATGTATTTTAATTGGTTAAAAAAGTAGTTGTATAATATTTTAGGTTGTCCTTCTCTGGCCATGTGGATAAATTAAAGGTGTCCGGACTTAGTACTCCGTACTGGTTTTTTAGTACAAAATCTGTTCTTTTTGCGCCGGTTGATATAGCGTTATCAAAATATTTTTTGACGGCTTCAAATGTTATTCCTCCGGTTGGCTGGCGGTGTCCTTTCCAAAATAGTTGAAAATTCATGTGGTGGCGGGTTGAAAAATGTTAAAAATGTGATAGGGTTTACAGGTTCTAAGCTGCGATCGCTTTACATACGCGCTCGGCATCATAAGCCGCCGCCGCTGTTAATTTCCTGCACCAGGCTTTGAGGAATGGAGACCAGCGGAACCCGTGAGACTTCAAAGCCTTTATAACCTCGGGCGCGGGCTTGCCGGGGAACTCAATCTTTAGGCGGTCATCCGTGAAGTCCTTAACGATCTTTGCGCCGTTGATCTCTTTTATTGGTGTCTCAGCTTCGCCGCTCTGAATTTGTTCTTTTACGGTCTCTTTGGCTTGCAACTGCTTAACGCGGTCCTCTAACCTCTTGATCTGTGCCAGATTGTTAGATAACATGTATTGCGGTACTCCTTGCCCCTGGTAGCTGTATTTCGGGTGCAAAAGGCTAAGAGCGTCGCTCTCGCTTACTTTCAGCAATGCCAGAGCGGCTACACAGTCGGCCTCGTTTTTATGGTGTTTCCTGATAGTTGCGTTTATGGCTTTCATCCGCTCATGTGAGGCTTTCCGGCTCTCGAGGTTGCGAACGGCTTCGCCTAACTCGCCTCCGTTCCCTGCTAATTCTCTTTTACGCTCTGACCGGGCCAGTTTGGCAAGTATCCGCTCCCGCCACGCTGTGAACGCCTCATATTTGTTATTTTCGGCGTTATTGGCTTTCTCCGCCCTGCGGACATTGAACCCAGAGCCGCCGGTAACAGCGGATGAGGCGCAACGGCTGTGAGAATGCAGCCAGCCGGAGAAATGAGCTATAAATTTTTCGGTGTATTTGGCTTTGTAGTTGTCCGGTACCTGGGCAAGATCTGCAGCAAGTAACCGCTCATGTTCCGCGATTGTCCGGTCGCCTCTGCCCTCGGGGTTAAATGACGTCCAGTAAAAAGCCCGGCGGGCTGTCTCTTTTAGACCTGCGAACGGTGAAGACGGTGTAACCGGTTCAACATTGGCCGGGAGCAATCCAACCGCGGCGGCTGTCTGGGTTTCTGTCTGGGGTATCACTTCAACGGTCACGATCTCAACCTTTGCCGGCTCGATTACTTTAACGGCCATTGAGGCGATCTCTTCGTTAACCTCTGTTACTCCTTTGGTCGCCAGTGTGGTTGGTTCGGCGACCTTTGCGCTCTTGCCTTTAAAAGTGTAGGGTTTTTCAAAAGTACCGATACCCATATCAACGTAAAAGCCAACATGGAAATAGTCGCTTTGTCTGTCTGACTTGTCGAAGTTGCCGGCATTGATAATAGCGAACATCTTTAGAAGTGCCTCGCGTTGTTCGCCCTGGTAGCTATTTGATATGTAGTAATGATTGATCGCCTTGTATTTTTCACCGTTTAAAGCCTCGGTGAAATCAACATCTATGCTCTCAATAATATCAACGCAGATAGATGAATGATGTCTTTTTGTTACGCTCAATTTCCAACCTGGGAAAGCCTTTTTAAGGTTAGCGCGAATCTCGGCGGCGTGTTCTGTGCTCATGTAAGCCATAATATTTAATTTTTATAAGAGTGATTAAAATGAAAATTAAAGGTGATTTAATTAGTTTTTTACTTCTATTACACTTATCATTTGAGACGGGGGAACAACAATTATTGTACGTTCGTCTAACAGTTGAAATGTGTTAAACTGGTCTGTGGATGTGGCGTAAAAACCTGCTTGAGAAAAAGTAGTCTTCACGAGATATATTGTTTTCATTTTAGTTTGATTTTTAAAAGAGCTTCATTGCCCTTTTGTTGCACATGTTTTGAATTTTTGTAAGTCAATCATAAAATTATACGTAATATGCTGTATATAAACTAAAACTACTTCTACTTATTGATGCGTCTTTTTCGCCATTTTTGAAATATATAATCCCATCATCGTATCCACGTTTTTGCATCCCGGTTTGATAACGCTTATATCCTTTCTTTTCAAGGAAATCAATAGCCTTCTGCATCCCGTTTGAATGAACTGTAAAATCTTTCTGTAATACTTTCTTTGACGTTGCCATGTTGTTTGGTTTTTATTTAGTTAAGAATATTGGTTAATTTTTCTACAAATTCTTCATCCATTATTGAAGTGGCATATTCGGTAACTATCACCATTTCTTCATTAGTAATAAATAGCTTGCGGGTGATTGCATCTAATGTTTGGAAAAGTGCGCTGTCTTTCTGTGGTGTTTCAAGTTCAAACATCAACTGAACTTTGATAGCCATGATAGCGTTAAAGCCGTTGTTTAATTGTTTCTGCGTAATGCTCATGCGGTTGTTAATAAACTTTATCTTAGATAATGTTGCTGTGAGTGCGTTTACGTTGATTGTGTTTTTCATTTCTTTATCGTTTTGATGATGTAAAGATACGTTTATTCTTTTTTGATTTCCAAATCTTTTTCAAAAATAAATCAAAAATAGGCTGAAAGCCTTTATAGTAAGGCATAGAAATATTTTTGTAATTCGATGTTTTATAAAAAAATAGGCTCTTTCGCGAAATATTCATTACCTTGCATCCGCAGGGCGTGACTGATGGGCGGACAGGGTAAACACCTGCGATGTGTTGCGCCAACAAGCGTAACGCTATGAAATAAACAATAATAATGGTTGCCCGAATGCCAATAACGATAATACATTTTGCTCTTTTTGCACAAAAAAATCAGTACGATATCCATACATTTCCGAGTATTCGGTGCACTGGATATTAACGGTTTGGTGAGATTCCGTATACCCCGATAGGGGAGATTGAGATATATTTTGTCGGAATCGAAAAAGATTCTATATTTGTATCCGATATGCCAACACAATCTACATTTACCATTAACGATATTTCGAAAAAGGATATAATATCGCGCGCATGTGCGCATTAAAATAGATTCCAAATGCGTAACCCGATTTACACTACTGAACTAGCATCTGCGCTATGCGATGAGATAGCGACAACAACTAAAGGATTAAAAGCTATCTGCTCGATGCCAGGTATGCCTGCATTGACTACTGTTGTTAGATGGTTGCGTTCGAATGATGAATTTAAACAGCTCTACGCACAGGCGAAGGTAATGCAGCAAGAACTAGAGATTGAAGACCTAAAAGATATCTCGGATGGCAGCACAGATGACGATATGGTTAAGGTGAATAGGGACAAGCTTAAAATCCATGCGCGTATGTGGTTGGCTTCTAAGCTAGCCCCAAAAAAATACGGGGACAAATTAGACGTGAATCATGGCGGACAGGCTGATAACCCGATAATTACAGGTATAACATTTAATAAGTAGCAATATGAAAAATACGCTCATTTCCTGCGTCATTGCTGCCATTATCATATCGGGCTGCATTAAGCCTTCCACAGTTGATAATATAGCCGCTACATCGTGCTATCAATGCACCAAATACACGCGCTGCAATATACATACTCCGGCCAATGTTAGTTACTCTGAAACGCTGCTGCAATGTGGCTTAACAGCCTCTGATGTGGCAAAGATAAACACAGATACCGCCTACGACTACGCCTATTATTATGGGTCAGCAATAGGTGAGGTCCTGGATACCGTATTTGTCAACTGCAAGTAAAATGGCATGCGTGTATGGCAATAAATCATTCCATATGTACGAAAAAATAAGAAAAAACATGGCAAAGCAGATAGCACCCATCACAGTAGCACAGATAAGCGCGTTCAAAAAGGAAAATCCAAATGATAAAACAGATTTCAGCACCGTAATACCTATCATTACAACGGGTAAGGGGTTGTTTCCTTGCCCCTG